GGCCGTGTCGTTCCATCAGAATGTCCCGCCTTCAAAAGCGGTCGTTCTGGAAGGCTCCCTGTATTTCTACAAGGTTTCTTCGAACGTGTGTTCGATCCATGTAGTGGTGCACTTTTGGACCAACCTGACATTGAAGCAATCTATGCTCTACGCCAGCTTACGCTGATGTTTAGCAAGATCGCCCTCCCGAGCACTACCCGAAAGGGCAATGCATCTGTGGTTTCACCACAGCGCGAGAGGCGAGCAATGTCAGATTTTGTCCAATGTGAGTTGGAAGTCAGGAGGTCGGATGCGTGTCTTGATCCCGATTATCTCGGTGATTTCAGACGAATATCCGACATGCTTTTCGGTGATGCGTTCCGTAAAGTGGACAGAGATGTCCACTTCGGGCGAATCATACCGAAGCATGGCCCGGGCGCTGTCGCGGATAAACTCACCAGCAATGGTAAGTACCGTTCGCGGACCTGGACCAACCGTCTCGAGCAGGTTTTTCCTGCCAGGGACTACCTTAACGTTAATCATCGAACATTCGATGAGAATCGAAGAGGTATCGACTTCCTCGAACCCGGTGCGGAGATACCCGTAAGGGTCATCACCGTACCTAAAACGCTGAAGACTCCTCGAATCATTGCGATTGAACCTACTGCCATGCAATATGTGCAGCAGGGCCTCTTGCAATCATTCTTGAGTGCTTTTCGTGAGGATGGTTTCCTCACCAGCACTATCGGAATTGACGACCAGGACCCTAATCGGGAAATGGCTCGTTCTGGTTCCCTCAGCGGGGAACTAGCTACACTCGATCTGAGTGAAGCTTCCGATCGCGTCAGTAATCAGCATGTTCGTGCTCTATTTGATCTTCACCCCGAATTGCTTTGGGCTGTTGATTCATGTAGGTCACGTAAGGCTGATGTACCTGGCCACGGAGTAATCCGTTTGGCCAAGTACGCGTCTATGGGTTCAGCTCTCTGCTTCCCTATCGAGGCTATGGTCTTCCTGACCATTTGCTTCATCGGGATAGAAAGGGAGCTAAGTGCCCCGCTTTCTCCGAGAACGATCAAATCGTTCAAAGAGCAGGTGCGTGTCTTTGGGGATGATATTATCGTTCCCAAAGATTATGTGCTATCAGTTGTCAGTGCGCTCGAAGCTTTTGGGTTTCGAGTTAACACTGGCAAGTCTTTCTGGACTGGTAAGTTCAGGGAGTCTTGCGGACGAGAGTTCTATGACGGCCATGACGTTTCTATTGTCAAGGTTCGTCAGGTTCTCCCGACACAACTGCAGCATGCTAGCGGTGTTATTGCTAGCGTTGCCTTGAGGAACCAGCTCTATTGGGCTGGCCTCTGGCAATCGGCAAGATGGATGGACGGCTACCTCGGGAGGATAATTAAATTCTACCCGAATGTCGCCCCTTCATCCCCGCTGTTGGGCAGGGAGTCTTCGCTGGGATACCAATTCCAACGATTGCATCCATTCCTTCATAGCCCTCTAACCAAGGGCTACTATATGAAGGCCAAACCCCCTCTAGATCTTCTAGATGGGGCTGGTGCCCTTCTCAAGTGCCTCTTGCCGGGCCCTCACCATGTTTGGGGTTTCCCCAAACCTGATAATGGCGGTCCGGCAGTCAGCGTTGCGAGCGTTGATTCCGAGCACCTGGAGCGTTCTGGACGCCCCGAGCACGTCAGCATCAAGCTCGGGTGGAGACCTCCCTACTAGTAGGGAGGTTCAGGTGACCGCTTCCATAGCGGCATCTGGCTGGAGATCGAAGATCTCTCCGCTCCGATTAGGACCATTGCTTTTCGCAACGTCCTATCGTGTGCTGAGCGGGCCCTAAC